AGTATCTGTGCCATAAGATACGTGAGCTTCTCTATCGTGATGGTCTGCATTAAGATAAACGCATCCTGCTTGTTAAGATCTAACTCACCTGCGATAAGATCTACCTGCTTATTCGTAGCCGTAGATACATCTACTAGCATCTGATCGTAATCTTTTTCTTCTTTACTTTTCATTGTTTATATGTTCTGTTATGTCTCGTAGGTCTACGATGTTTGCATTAGCACACGCTTGGCGGAACTCATACAACTGACGTAGAGAATTTTCTTGCTTACCGTAGTTATGTAGTGATGAGTATGTCGATGAGTTCAGCAACACCGAAGTGTTCTGGCCACTTAGGTCGTACGATATAGTTTTCGTCTATGTCATTCTGAAGCTCACTTATATCGCCTTGCAACTCTTCGGCATTCTCAACTATTTCTGCTAGTGTATCGTACATCGTGTTAACAGCTTTGGTTTGTTCCTTTGCTGTATCATTTAACAGTGTAAACTTCTCAGTTACAAACTTATCCCAGTCTATGTTATGTGTTTGGTCAGGCATAATATTTTTTCGCAATCTCTATCACTTCGTTAATGTCATTGTCTATGTACATATCAGTGAACATACCCATTGGGGTTTTAGCTGATGTGATGCCGTCGCTGTTCGTCTGGAATACGTAGCGTGAGTTACCTTCTTTATCGCGCTTGACTTCCGTGAACAGTACCATAAGGAACTCTTTCTCTATGCAACCTTCATGCTGCTTGCCTTGCACCTTGATGCGTCGTACGTTATACGTCTCGCCTGTTGGTTGAGCTACGGCTACGATCTCATCAATCGCCGTGAACACTACAACAGCGTGATCGTTCTTAACTTTATCTAGTGTCGCACGTATCATACGGTTGTAGTAATTCCAAACATCAAAGCCTTTGAATGATGCTTGCGCTAATGCGATAAGCGTTTCAACGTACTTCGTGAATGACTCTATGACTATCACTTCGCATTTCTCATCTGCTAGTGCGTCGTTAAGCGCGGTATCAAACTGCTTGATGTTGGCGCACGCTGCTACGCTAGAGAACTTCTTAGGAAACGGAAGCCCCTTGCGTTCGAGGTCTATGATATGTGTTTTGTCGGCTGGTAGATTGCGTAGTGACGTGGACTTACCCGTGCCGCTACTACCTACGATACCTATTATTGCTTTACTCATGCTTGTTATTATATTACAGGGCGTTAGAGATAATATCTAACTCAACTTTAATCTGTCTTAGCTGTTCCGCTAAGGTTGAGTTAAGTTTTTCTATGCTTTCACTAACTCCATCCATAGCGTCTACGATAGGGGCATTTGACTTGTTAAAGAAGCCATGCTCTACGCTATTGCTTATATCTCTTATAGCAGAGACTATTTCTAATACTTGTTCGTCATTCATTATGCTTGTTTGTTGTTTGCTATTGTTCGTTTCAGTTGTAGTATGAGAGCGTCTTGCTCCTTTATCTTATGTTCTAATGCGACAGTGTAATGCCACATATCTATTACTTCTTCTTTTTGTGCTTTAACGAGTTGTGCCTCGCTCATACGCCACAAACCTTTGTCGCCTTTTGGGTTATGCTCACGTGATCCTGCCTCAAACTTGCGAGGTGCTTCACGTGTAAACTCTGCTAGCGCACGTAGTTTTATTTCTTTATCAGTCATGCTTGGAATTTTAATGGATCATATGTGTTAGTTGTAGTGAACAGAGACGTTACGAGAGTCTCCCTATCGTCTTGCCGTGGTGTAGTACACACAGGTGAGAAGTTACACTCACCGAACTTTGTCTGACAGCAGTTGAAGTTAGGTAAGAACTCTTTCTCTGGATCTTTACCGTCAGCTAGCACAGCGTACAAGCCACTTGTAAAGGCTGTGATTACGTCATTCAAATGGCCAGCGAACTCCTCCAATACGTGATCGGGGAATGTGATTATCGTAGATCGTTGGAACTTATTCTTACCCGTACGCGACAGGAAGATGCCGTTGATAACTACACCACGTTCTTCGTTAGGAAACAGTTGCTTGTATATCATACTGTAGAACATCATCTGTGGTGAGTTCTGGTATGAGTCAAGGTACTTCTCCACCTGCATAAGCGCGGTTGTCTTGTGGTCAACGATTACGTTAATGCCGTTGAACGTACCTATCATATCCACTGTGCCACACAACACTACGTCTAGTAGCTTACCGTCCGTGAAGTATGGTACAGCAAACCGCTGCTCTAGTAATGGCTCACCGTCCTCTATGATAGGTCTGAGGCCGTCGATAGTCTCATACTCTTTGAAGTATTGATGTAGTGTAGCAATGAGATGACCTATGTCACGGAAGTCATTGTCTGGTATGCTTATGTCAGGCTGCGTGTAGTGTTCTACGGCAACCGCGACAGCTTTGGTTGTGTTAAATGTGGTGTAGTATTCTTGCAACGCTTTGTGAAACGCTGTGCCATACTCCATCTTATGTGACTTACCATCGTAACGTAAGCCTCGTCCGCCCATGTACCACATCCTACGTGGACAAGCTGACTGTGTGTACAACGAAGCGTCTATCTTAACTATGTAACGTCCGTCTGTGGTTTTGTCTAGTGTAATCATCTCAGGTTTGGTGGTAGTAAGTCACGGGATTTCTCTGCGTCTAAGTCTACGTTATGTAAGTCAGCTAACTCTTTCATCTGTTCTTCCAACGTACGCTTGACACTGGATGATACCTTAGCCGACTTACGTTTTATCTTAACTACCTTAGTCTTATGCTCATCAACAGGTGGTTGGCATACGACAAGATACTTTTGGAAGTGTGTGCGTAGCTCATCGTCAGTCATTTTCTCTAGCACACTAACGTCGCATTCTAGTAGAGTTTCTATTGTCATTAGCGTATTAGTTTAATGTTGTCGTCGTTGAAGATAACCTCTGCGCTAGGTGCGTGTGTAGCTATGCTATCATATATCCAACGCTGATCGTCATCGTCTGTCGTAACGTCTGCTTTGAACATCTCACCTTCTTGCGAACGTTGCAGCCATGAGAGTAAGTCATGCCGCCACTTTACGTTATCGGCTGACACACCTTCGAGCGTAGGTTTACTTGGCGTACGCTTGATGTCACGTACGGCAGCTTTAAAATATATCAAAACGCCGTCGTCCATCTTACGCATGGAGACTTGCGTACGTAGCATACGGTACGCTTCGTTCTTAGCATCCTCGGCTGTGTTGTGCATCAGCCATAGTAGCCCATCGTTGAGCTTACCGTACAAAGTGTTAGGACTGTAGCCTGTGTTAGATGCTGGTACAAACACATCGCTACTATCACACAATAGTTTATCCATGATAGGCTGCACCATCGCTGCTGTGTCCTTTGTGTATGATGAACGATGGATCTTTGGCGCAGCTAAATTCTGTGGTTTCTTAAGTTTTCCTACAACAATATCTATAGTTTCTTCCATATAAAAAATGTAATAACGGTGTTAGCAGTTATGAGTAAAAGAGAGGGGCAGCTTTTACTGGCCACCCCTCTCTACGATACGCTTACGTTTACGCAGTCTCTTCCATGAGAGCTTGCATACGAGTAAGCAGTTCCGCACCTTTAGCTGCATCACCAGCCTTGAACGCATCCTTTGCTTGCTTGAATAACGCAGGAGCAGTTTCGGCACGTTGGTCAGGTCGCCATGCGTTAGCATCGTCAGCAGAGAATAGCACACCGTCTGGGTGCTTATCTAGTAGACGCTGCTGTGAGTTAGCGAGATCATCTCCGCTAAGTCCCTTCGGCAAACCGTTCTTTACCTTAGAACGTATGCGAGATGCAACCTGTTGGTTAACGAGAGCGAGTACGTTATCTTCGCCCAGACCTTCGACAGCTTCTACTGTGCTATCGAATTGCTTTACGGAAAACTTGAATCCCTTCCAGTCTCCGTCCTTATATGTTTGTTCAATATGTTGTGCCATACTTTATGTTTTACTTTATGCTAGGGTTCTACTTAACTTCTAGACCCCCTCATTGGGGCCAGATACTACATATAAAGCAAGAATCGTGCCAAGTCAGTTACTTTCTAAAACTTTATTTTTTAGAGCGTAAGTTAACTCAGGTAACTCTTCTAAAACTTCATAACGTAGTAAGATTTGTTCTAACTCACGGTAATTACCGTTGATTGGTTCGTTGTCAGCGTACTCTATGAAATGTTGACGCTTACTCTCTGGTATATCAAACCATACCTTGTGGTTTGTTAGATAGTGGTGTATATCGTGCCGTCTTTCACGTAACGGTGTAAGATGTAGCGTAAATGTTGACAGACGATAGTAAAGATCCTCACGGAACAGCTTATCTTCTATCAATTGTGGTACATTCTTACACGTTGCTGCTATGATACGGCATTTTGCTGTTAGCAGTTTGTCACCGCCGACTGCACGATACGTACCGAACTGTATGAGTCGGAGTATCTTTGCCTGTAACGTAACAGGCATATCACCTATCTCATCTAAGAATAACGTACCAACACCGGCGCTTGCTACTAATCCTTCTCTATCGCAGTAAGCTCCGGTGAATGATCCTTTAACATGACCGAATAACTCGCTCTCAAATAGCGTATCCGTGACGGCTGTTGTGTTAACTGTTGTGATGTCGTCTACACGTGTGCCGTGTAGTATCGTAGCTATTACCTCCTTACCTGTACCCGTGTCACCTGTGATTAATACAGGTTCGTTACGAAATGATAATGTTATAGCGTTCTGTGTTAGCTTACGCATACGAGAGTCAACCGTACTGTAAGCAGCCAGACGATTTGTTAACCGTCTCATTTCGGCAGGTGTAGTCATCAGTATTTCTTACGGCTGCGACGTACCCTAGCGTAGATAGGTTCGGTTATCTTCCGTACCCAACTGTAATCTACACGTGGTGGGCCTTCGTCAAGGCGTGTTCTTTCTATGTAATGACTACGTAGCATAGCCTCCCAACCTTCTTTCGTTTTAACTTTAACGTACGCATCATCATCTGTAAAGATAACAGTACGCTCACCGTATGGTTGTTGTGCGTGTGTACGTGGTGATAGTAATGCTATGTTAACTTTAGGTTTCTTTTCTTCTTTATAGAATTCTTTTAGCGTATCGTACGTAGCCATAGCATCCTTGCACTTCGTCTCTTCTTCGGTAGGGAATTTTATTATGTTATTTTTCATCTTGTTAGTTGTACCCATTCTCTTGTTGATATGGTACGGTTTGACTTATCCGTACCATAATACTGTTCGCCTTTGTGTTGCCAGAAACCACCGCGCATACCTAACTCATTAAGTATAGCGTTAAGTCTTGCACGTGTGGTAGCTGTACCCCACCCTGCTAAGGTGGCTTGTGTTCCGTCTGATGCGGTATGCGTTGCGATAAGGTTGTCCCATAACCTCATCTCTATGCTACCGTCGATGTTCCGTCTAACGTTAGTGTTAGACTTACTAAACCTCTTGCCTTGTACGAAAGCGCGGGCTGCGCTACTTGATATTGCTGTACTCATGATATTTTACTTATTATGTTTACTAACTCCTCTGACGTAGTGTGTGGCATTATGTCACCTGTTAATTCTAGCTTATCATCTACCATAGTCCAGAACATACCTAGTGGGCCTAGCACAGCAACCTCTGCTGTACTAATTCCGCCGTCGCACTTGTGATGCTTCGACCATTGTACGCTAACACTCCATTCGTTAGCGAATAGTAATGTGAATCCGTTACCGAATTTGCTTTCTGTAAATGCTTGGTTCATATCTTGTGTGCGATTTCTTTAAGTAACATAGCACGCTCCATAGCAAAGTCCTCTTCTATGCTATCGAGGAAGATGGTATCTTTGTGTAACGGTGTACCGAAGATACCCTTATCGTAGACCCACACGTAATCTTGTGGGTTGATCTGTACGTTAGCATTCTTTACGTCATTGAACCATCCTTGTGGCGTGGCGTAATCTATACGTACGTTATGTTTCGTTTCGTATTTGTTTACTGCTGTTTCTAGTGTCATGGTTTTATCCTATCATACGTGGTGGAGACAACCTCCACCCTCACAAACTGGTAACATACTAGCACATCTGCGTGTTATTGTCAACAAAAAAGTGCTTATGAGACGACGATTGTTTCATAGCCAATCGCTGCCTTCTTGCCATAGCCATGCACCTATTTTTTCATGCTTCGTCAAGTGTACGGGACATGGTTCGCGTATGATACCGTAGTCGCCGTGTCCTGCTACACCGAGGGATAAAGCTACCGTACGGCGTTCTCTACCCTCATACTCCACCGTATCCTCTAGGGATTCTATCGTAAGTGTGTTCATTCAAACATCCCTTCGTCTAGCGTGTGATCTGTTTCTTCGTCATCATCTTTGTCTACGCTACCAAGATCATCGTCAATGTCAGGTGCGAATAGCGAAGACCATTGTTCCTTTGCGGTAACAGCCTTGTTGATACACGCTACCTTGTTACGTACGACAGCAGCAACACGTTCTTCAATAGTACCTTTGTACCATATGACCTCCTGTAATGTATTACTACAAGATGTTAGGCGATGTGATCTCCCTACACACTGGATGAGATCTATCGCAGACCACGTGGGTGGAAGTATGATATGCCTTGGCTTTGCGTTAGCATACGTATCTTCGTGATGTAACGAGATCCCAACGCCACCGGCTGCGACAGTCAGTAGCATATAGTCTTTCTCTCCACGTTGGAAAGCATCTACGTGACGCTGACGTTGTTCCGCGCTTTGACCTCCTGTGATAAAGCCAATCTTCTCCTCTGGTACGTTGTATGTTTTCGTAAGTGCCAACCATACGCCACGTAACATACTCTTGAAGTTGCTACCTATGATAACCTGTGATCCCTCTTGCACAGCATTCCTACCCCGCGCTGCAATCTGTGGAGAGCGTAACTCCTCAGCTTTCTCACGGAATTTCATCATAGCAACAAGTCGTGCCGCTACGATACCATGACCACGTTGCCCACGCAACTCATACAAATACTTCAAGTATTCTTCGTACGCTTCGTTGTACGCTTCACGTTCCTTGTCGTTACGGAAGTCAATCATAACGCATTCCGTACGTGCCTTGTGTTTGAACCTCACGTTCTTCAACGCTACGGTATACGGTTTCATCACAGCTTTAATCCGTTCCATAGCAGCAGGGCTGTACGATGAGGGATTGCCATACGTTGCGAGTGAACGTAGCACACTCGGCACAGTTGTTTCACATAACGGCAACACGTTATACTCACTCTTTATCGCACATCCTGTGAGTACCGTACGTGCTTCACATACACGCTGATACGGTGTAGCGGAGATAAACAATCGCTTCACCTTATCTTTTGGGATTTGCCGTACGACATTCGTACGTGATGAGCCGTCATTCTTTAACGCCTGACATTCATCGAACACAA